GTGGCGCGTCATCACACGCACGATCAACACCCCCACCCCCCTCTCGGTGTCGGGCAAGTGTGTTAATGCAAATGTGTGCTCACCACATGCGTGATGTGCGTGGCTTCTTTAAGCCGCGGCCTTCACGCTTACTGCTGTTGCAGCCAAAGTGCGCGGCACGTAGGTTCTCGCGAGCAAGCATGTCGCCGCCCTTACTCAATGGCACGACGTGATCAACGCTCGGTGAGTAACGCGTTCGAGCTGGTGCATCAAAGTCAATAGGGTGCCCACACAAATGACAGATCGTTTCCTCAGCAAGTACTTGGGCGGCGGCACGCTTCCATGCTGCTGACCTGTACGTGATGCTCACTTGATCTTGCGTGCGATCTCGTTAGTGAACTGAACGACAACAGCGTTGATGTCAGCCGTGACTTTAGGCAAGTGACTCCGGCCAGTATTATCAAACCAGCCTTGGCCATTAGAAGTCTTAGTCATGTACCAGTAGTTCTTATCACCGAACAGTGGGTGACGTATTCGCCCTTTGCTGTTAATCGCTCGAGCAAGTTTATTAACCTCGGTACTTGCATTGGCCTCTAGTATTCGAACACCAGCACTGTTTGCGCCCTTGTCAATACGAATCTTAATTCCGGTTGACATTTCTTGGCGAAGACCTTTTGCGTTTTTCCATTTGCCAGATTTTTTGTTTTTCTTTCTGTTTCGCCTAGACCTAGTAGCACCTGCACGTGAAGTGCTGGTAAAGGTTATTTTCTCAGCAGTATTCTTCAGGTCAGTCTTAATTGGTTCAGCTGCAGTCCTGATGCGCTTGTTCAGCATCGTAGTTAATTCCTTGGACTGAGCAGACTTTTGCAATTGCTGTTGCGCACGTTGCAATGCCTTAAGTCCATCTTCTTCGACATAGACCAGGTTCTTGGCAGCCATCACATACCCCTAGACAGCGGTGCCGATTAGGGTTGTTGGCCAAGCGTCGTCCGTTGTGTAGTCAACCATTATTGAAAAATTGCCTGCTATCCACAGAGAACTCGTTGATGGATGAATAGGCGGTTGTTCGGTCACGAGAGATAAAGTGGTCAATAAATTAGTGCTAACAAGTGAGGCCGCTTGGACTGCTTTACCACTACCAAGTACCGCGTATTCCAAGGAACGCCACCCAGCCGGTAGGTCAACTGCCATTTCCGCAGCAGCACCAGTGCCAACGAGTGCCCCGCCTGTTGTGTTTCCACGGAACCGAAATTTTACTTCCATCCCAATGCGCCTCATATACAACGCATTAACGGTAGGGAAATTAGATGCAAGGCTTGGGCCAGCGTAAATACTGCCCACAATGTTGCGCCAACCAGTGTCGCCATACTCAACCCGCCAACCAGTGTTGCCTGAGCCAGTGGCTTTAATCCAACGAATCGCACCATTGGTGGCAGCAGTGTCGGTGTAAATACTTCCAACAGGAGCAGTAACAACACCATTAGGGAAACCTGTGCCTTGCAAATATTGGTCAGCCATAGTGGACCAACCAGCGTCATAGTTATCGACACCAGTTTTGACCATGAATTGTCCGACAGTGCCACCAACAGGCATACCAGCCCACACCACAGTTCCCGCACTAGCCGACGACTCCGGCGAAATGTCAGCAAGGTCAACAGGTGAATTCGCAGCAGGTAACGAGATTGGATAAGTCCGGCCACCAGCAAAGTTGTCAAACTCTTCTGTCACAGTGTAAGTGAAGCCCACAGGATTACCGTCTGTGTCATCAGTTGCAGCTAAGTCCACGCTGAGGCGACCACCTGTTGTCAACAAAACTGAGACTGGTCGCGACATGTAAACCAAATCCGCACCAGAATCATTCACAGCTGTAGGTGTGGGTGTAAAAATGATTCGGCCAGTCATCGCTTGACCAGAGAAATCGACAAAAGTACCAGTGACAGTTACCTGGGAGATTGCCACGTCACGCCTCCAAGGTAGATACAACAAATGAAAAAGCAATGAGGTTGAAACTGAGAGCAGCGATCACGCACCCCTAACAGTTTCAAGGTATTCATCCATCAACGAGTCGAGGTATGACCGTGTGCCGTCTATGGGAAGTCCATCGGATTTTCGCTGGCTGTATGAGACCGCGGCAGCAAGCCACGCTTCAACAAGCTCTGAGCGGTTTTGTTCAATCGGCGACACGATCACCACCTCCTCGGTGGGCATACGAAAACCCACTAACTCGGGGGAGGGTTAGTGGGTTTCGTTAACTATTAGACACAATGGTCCCGTAGTCAATCGCTAGTATCTCATACCATGTCAAGCCGTGTCAACGTGGGTGGCCCTAGCCTCAAGGTGAGCCACCACCGATGACCACAAGTACGACGTTCCTTTGCGCTTCACGTGACCCTGCCTAGCCCATGATGACAGCGTGCTTGGTGGCACACCAAGGTGCTCACTGATCACACCAGCAGGTTGCCAAGTGTTAGTGCCGGCAGACTTGGCGACCATCAACAACCGTGACTGGTCCCAGGTTGTGCCACAACGGGGGCACTCAATGTCGCCCTTGGTCAACCGCAATTCAGTTTTGCAGATTCCAGCATTGAAGTCCGCGGGGCACTCGATGATGCTGACCTGCTCGCTTGGCTCACGAGCCGCGGCCTTGATCTTGCGATGTATCTGGTGCAGCTCTTGGGCGAAGTCATCAATGGCAGGGTGCTCCAGGCACGCTGAGTCTAGGTGCTTTAGCAGGAACCGTGTGACCCCGACAAGACTGGTGCCCATTAGGTCTCGTGTGTCAGACCGATTCCATTCGCCGGCTTTACGTGAGCGTTGTGACCTGACTGCGTGCTCATCGTTGCCAAAGACGTCCAAGGTTTCGCGCCAGTCGCGTTCCCATTCCTCAAGGGCACTGATCGCGTTCCGCGGTGATCGAGCATCAAGGGCCTCAACGCGTAAGCCCAACGACCGCTCATTGCTCCCACCACCACCATTGCTCACACCCTGCGACCAGTACTCACCACTGGCCAGCGCGTAATACTCAGGTATCTCACCGAGCTGCCGGTGCATGATGACGAAACACTCAACGCACGCTAGGCGCTTAGAGTCCTTGCCACAGACCAGGCACTTGCTCGTTGACTCATCAATCATTGATGTGCTCCCTAGTACCAGTTATGGGACTGCCAGTGCCCCCACGCTTTGCAGGCTGTGCCGTATCGGTTATCGATGTACCCAATGCCCCACTTGATTTGGGTTGCAGGGTTAGTGCGCCAGTCACTGCCGGCTGATTTCATCTTTGACCCTGGTAGGGCTTGTGGTATTCCCCACGCTGTGCCTGAGCTGTTGCTACTGCGCGTTGACCAGCCTGATTCCTTTTGCCAAAGGTTGTTTAGGCAGTCCCATTGCACACCATTCCAGCCATGTTTCGCGGCCATCTTCCTGCCGATGCTCCGGTTTGAGCCAGACTGGGGTGCAGTGAACCCGTATGAGCGTGACCGGCTCACGCGCTTAACTTTGGCTTTCGCTTTGGTCACTGGTTTGGCTTTCGCCACCGCTGGGCCTGATGCCTTGATCGGTGATGCCGGCACAACACTTGTGCCGCGGTCACGGTACTCAACGGCCCAGATACCTGTGATCAGCAACGCTGTTATGACAACAAGGATGATGGTTAGTTTCTTTTCAGACAAGGGTGCCCACTTCAACAGGGCCAATGTCAACCACCACACCAGGGACGTTGAGCACGTCACTGGTTCCCACGTAGCGCTTTGTCGCTGTTAGGTGGATGAGCTGCGCGTCATCGCCCCAGGCACCGCATTGGGTGAGGGCGTCGCACAGGGCGCGAACGAGTTTGTCCAGGTCTGGCTTTACTTCTGGCCAGATTCTCCGCTTAGGTGCGGACTTGGGACGGGGTAAAACAAATGTGACCGACATTGTGAGTGCCCCTGTTAGGGGTAGTTCATCGATGCCGGTCTTTGCTACTGCTTGTGCCACCTGGTCCCTGAACACGTTGATGGCCATTGGTTTGCTGTGTCGCATTCCGTATGAGGTGCGCACCATTGACCCTTGTGACACTGGTGTGCCCTGCAAGGTGAAGGTGAGCTTCATGTTTCCATTGTCGCACACGTGGTGCACAAGGTCACAATCTCGCCACTTGGCAGGGTGGCATCAACTTGTCCCCACTCCTGTCCACAGGCTGTGCATGGTTGATCACTCATCGTCGTCGTCCAGTTCACGAAACGCTTCGGTGAGTGCGTTCACTGTTTTGCATGGCCACGATTGGAAGCATTCTTTGCAGCATCCCAGGTCGTTGTCGGGGAGGTGCATTGCTGTGATTTCACTGATCGCGTAGAGGAGGTTGACGCTGAGGTCTATGAGCTTGTCGATGACTTGTTGGAGGCTATCCATTAGGGGTTATCCACAGTGGTGACGATTGGTGACGATCGTCACCACTGTGTCTCGTTAAAACGAGGTTTCCCCTAAGGGGCACACTATTTTTTTCTATTTGTACCATTATGTCCCTTTTTTTTAATGACACTTGGTGACGATCGTCACCATTCGTCACCATCATTTAACGGCCAATGAGCACACTTTATCCACAAGGTTAATTGTGTTTTCATTTAGCAATTCGTCCACTGCTGGGTGAACGTATTCGCGTAAACGGGGAGTGATTTTCTTTTTGATTTCGTAAATCTTGAGCGGCCCATTGCCGAGCAGAATCTTGATTTTGTGTTTCGTTGCTCCCATTGAGTCATCATCGATGCGGGTGCTGACGGTGCTGGCTTCAGCTCCTCGGGCGATGGCAACTTTGTGGGCTTTGAGTTGGGCTTGTTGGCGTAGTTGTGTTTGGATGTTTTCGCGTGTGTGGACACTGATTTTGTGGAGGGTGCCGGCTAGGTCCCAATCGTCGTCGGTAACGGTTGTGCGCCCAGCAAGTAGGGCGAAGTGTGCTGCGTACTTGATTCTGGCCAGTGTGTCGTGCCCTGAAGCGTTTTTAGACCCTTCCGCTTGGTTCCGTAGCATCTCTAGGCGTTGGTCCCTTACAAGCGATTCTACGGCCTCTGGGAGGGTAATGTCGTATGTGCCAGTAAAAGGGTCACGCAGGGAATCAAACAAGGGTTTACGCCACTTGATCTTCTCAGGCTTTATCGGTGGCTGATCTGGTGCATTAGGGTCATCTGTGGGCACAAATAGGAAACGTTGGGGTGTGCCACCGTCAGCATCATCGAGCAGGCTTCCCGCTCGTAGTGGCTGGATTCCGACTAGGAGGCTGGCCCTGTATTCGTGTGGGGGTACTTGTATGCGCCTCGTGGGGTCAGCGTTTTGGAAGCCAAGCTGTTCACCACTCCACATTGATCGCAACACTGGCAGGATTGTTGCCCCTGACCTGGTTGCTGTGGCGGTGAGTAGGTCAATTTCTTGAACGTTGAACACGACGGCGTGAGTGTTCCATTCGTCACCGTCTTTGGTGCGTTTGCGGAATGCGTGGATGATGCCTTCACCACTGCCCAGGTTGACCATAAGTTGACCAAATTCACCGCCTTCCCATGTTGCACCTGTGTCAATGGTGTCTGTTGCCGCCGCTGTTGCACCACCTTTGCCTGCACCTGATGGGCCAACAAGCCCGACGAATAGGTTAAGGCTTGCTCGACCACCTGTTAATGGTGGGATGGTGACGAAGGATGGGACCATGACGTTGATGCGTGTGAAACATGCACCGAGCAATGCCCAGGGACCTACGAGCCTGGCTCGAGCTGATGCGTGAATGATTTCTAGTTGTTCGGTCGCTGACCAAAACTTGTCGTATTCTTCTGGCGTTAGTGCTGGTTCAGTGTTGGTGGTTTGTTCAACGATTTCGCCTGTGTGTTGGTCGTAGGTGAAGTTGATGTTGCCGTCACTGTAGTAGGGCGATTGTGGTGGTGCTGGTCGTGGTTGTAGCCACCCTTTTTCCCACGCGGAGTCCATGGTGCGCCTAATTTCGTCTTGACCTAACCCTTTGGCTAGGGCAGCGGAGCGTAGTGTGGTAACTGTTGGGCCTTGTAGTAGCCACCCACCGGCCACGATTTGTGCCAGGGCGTATGTTGCTTTGTTGAGTGCGTCGTTGCGTGTGCCTTCGGCACTGGCGTTGAAGTCATCCATGATGCGGACGAACGCTTGATCAAAGTAGCGTTGGTGCCTGCTGTCGCGGGCATTGTCAATGTTGGTCACGTTGGTCACTGCTGGTGCTGGTGCCGTGGGCTGTTTCGCTTTGGCCTGCTGTTCAGCTTTGATCTTCAATGCTTGTTGGCGGGCTGTCAGTTTTTCAGCCATTGATGTGCGCCAGGAGTGCCAGTGGTGGCTTCACCCATTCGTACAGTTGCCCATCGATGATTGATGGTGGTGCGACGACGTACCCACCGAGCCCGCGGTAGTCAATGGCGGGGAGGATGCCGGCGGCGTTGCCAGCGCCCTGCTCAACTGGTTGATAAATGTGCAAACCAGGTCGCGGGGTGATCACGTAGGCGAGGGGTTGTTCAACCTCTAGTAGCTGTAGGTTGTCGAAACCTACTGCACCGTCAATGTCTAGGACATCAAAGTTGTGCCCTGTTGGGATTCCGATGTTTGCTGTGGGGTTATCTTTCCACCACGCACTGATCTGTTCGGGGTTTGTTGTTGAGTCTTTGAACCCGCGTGAGCCTGGCATTGGTGTCTTGGTGTTTGGTTGCAGTGGGAACACTGCTATGCCTTGATCGGCGTACCATAACGCGGTTGATGCGAGTATGCCTGGTGCACTGAGTTTGCGGTATTGCTCACTGTTGCGGCCTTCATCAAGGCGTGGTGCGATCTGCTCAAACCAGTGTTGCGGGTCAATGGTTGACAGGTAGTGGTGCACCGCTATTTCGTCGCGTTCTTTCTGCGTGAATGTTAGGGGCGTATCCGTGAGGTTTTGGATGTGGTCGGTGTTCATGTTGTGGCTCCTTGATCGTGGGCTGCTTATCACTGTGCACCGGCCTATCAGTCTTCCCCACTTCAAGGCCGGCGCTATTCAGTTGTGTGGGCTTTTCACCTGGGAGGGTGGTGCCCCCCTGCTCCGGAGAATAGAGCAGGGAGGCGTTTGTCAACGCAGCCCAGCGCGACAAGTCTTATTTAGAAGGGTGCCGTGTTGGCGTCCACCTTAATGGCGAACACCTTCTTCATGCCCTTCTCAGCCTTCTCATCCCGATCATAGGTAATGCTAATGCTGTCTCCGACACTTGGTCGGAGCTGCACGATCTGTGACTTCAGGTTCGCTTGACCAGCGGTCACTGTTCGTGAACCGTTACCTGTGTCGAGGTCGAGGACGGGGCAGGGGTTTCCGTTGAAGTCCTGGCCGATACGGATGTTCGTGATCTTGCCACTGATCGTGTCGCCTACTGCACTGAACTTGACGAATTCACTTGCACCGAACTCGTCCCATTGAATGTCACTCATTGTGGTCCTACTTTCTCGTTGTTGTTGTTGTTGTTGTGTGTACCTGCTCGCACCATTTGCAGCGTGCAGGTGGTTGGCAGTGGTGTGTGACGTGGATTGCGTCCATGCCAGGTCGCACTGCCTTTGTTTCCAACCAGTAACCGTCACCGCAGTGCTCAAACATTAACCCTACGGCTGGGCCACTGACTGGTTCAATGTCCAGTGGGACGCGCAGGATTGGTCCTGGTGTCTCAGTGTGGACAATGAAGACTGGTTCGTTGCACCGTTTACAGCTCTTGATTACGTCGGTGCCTTTCACATCCCACGCGCTCATTCGGCACTCATTGCGTAGTAGTCCTCAATGAAGGTGGCGATGCGCTCAATGGTTTCGTGGGTGGCGATCATCGTTGGCATTCGGCGCGTGGTGAAGCATTCTGGGTCAGTGCCTTCGCACTCACACGTGAAGGCAAATGGTGTGAAGCGTGCGCGGATCATGTCCGCCAGGTCGTTGCTCATTGCGGACCGCCAGACCAAATGCTTTGCGCCGCTTGCTTAATCTCATTTTCGTAGGTAAGAAAGTAGTCGTAAACTTCCTCGCCAGGAGGCATCACAGTGCTCCAAAGCAAGCCAACAACAGTGCCATCACCGACAACGACTGTGACTCTGTATCCGTTGTCAATGTCTGTGACAACTGCACAACCAGCAAGCCTGTTCTCGTCGTCGCTGTAGCACTTAACCTCTAAATCAAGAACCGTCATGCCGTCAGCTGCGCTTTACGTTCAGCGGCGGCGGCTGTGTGCTCGTTCTTCCACTCACCGATGTGTAGTTCATACACACCTTCAAGGGCATCGATGGTGTCGCAAGCGTTGATCAGTTCAATGATCGCATCAACGCTGGGTGCGTGGACAGGCTCAGGGACAATGGTGCGTGCCACATAAGGCTTGCTCAAGCCTTTGCGACTGCGCCATTCGCGGACTTCCTTCGCAAGCTGCACTGCTTCCCAGCCAGCAACAAGGTCCACTTCAACGAGTTCGCATTTGCCACTGCCAGCGGGTAGGTGAGCGATAATGCCAATGGTTTTGTCTGCGTTGTGCGCTGTGCGCTCAAAGGTGTCCACGTTGTAGATCGCGGAGTGTGCATAGACCGCGAGTTGCATAGCAATCTTGCCGATGCCGTAGTCAATGCTCCCTGTTTTCAGGTCGAAGATTACGCGTTGACCTGTTGGCAGTGTGCTGATCCGGTCTGGTGTGCCCGCGATTTTGTGTGAGTCCAGCACAGTCAGGGTTTCAATCCACGTGTGCATGATGTCTTTCGTGGCGTCCAGGTACGCCTCAATGTCTGCTCGATGATCCGCGGGGATTGAGTCAACGCTGGCTCCTGCGTCCACAAGTTCGGTCATGCCGTGGATTGCGGTGCCAAGGTTAGCCGCACCAGAGCTGTTGGATGCCTCGAGTGCATCCTTGACAATGCGATTCATTTCCTTTTTGTCGTCGCCTTGTGAGTGCACGAGGGCAAGCAGGTCTGATCGCGCGGCTAGGCCGAGGGCTACTTGTCGGCACTTCCATTGTTCAAGGTTGTAAGTGTCCTCAAGCGCACTGACGTAGGTGGTGGTGCGTGTGTATCCGACTGGCTTACCGCCGCCGAGTGGAACGATGAGTGGGCGGCCGTAGTGGTCCCTAGCTATGTCAGTCATTCGTATTGCCTTCCGTTGTTGTTGTCGTTGTTGATGAAGTACCAGGCTTCTTTGGCCATTGGCATGAAGTGCCACACTGGTGATTCCAGTGCGATGCGGTTGCGCAGGTACACGGCGAGTAGTTCAACTTTCCAACCGTCCTCGAAGTCCGCGTTGTAGGTTTCACCTTCTGGCCATTGCGCGGTCATGCTGTGGCCCGCTCAAAAGTTGTGCCCATCTGTGTCCACGGAATCTGTATGCCGGCTCGCATGATCGCGCGTTCAACACTGGCGACCTTTACGTTCATTGCCTTGGCAATGTGCTCAGGTCCGAGTCCACCTTCCCACAACCACATGGCTTCCTCCCCTGATCTTGGTAGTAGTGGTCGCTGTTGCTTCTTACCTGGCACGCGGGCGATGGGCACTGTCCCACCACGCACCGTGTAAAAGTCACGCTCTTTAATGGCATCAGTCAAGCACTGGTCACTGACAGGGCAACCAGCGCAGATGCTTCGAGCTGCGATCGTTTCGCGTAATTGCTCGCGTTCGGTGTGCCTCTTCGGTACAAACGCGTCGGGGTCTTGGTATCCGGCGCACGCCGCGCGGTTGTGCCACGTCATCGCTTACCAGCCTTCCTGCGTTGTTGTTCGTCTTGCAGTGCGCTGACGTAGCCAGCGAAGTAGGCCATGCCTGATGATGCAACGACCATGAGCAGGATGGTGATGGTGTCCGCGGTCATGAGAAGTCCCCAAACACGTTGCCTTGAATGATGCGCATGGCTTCAGCGTTGACGTCCATGAGTGCGGCCTGCACACTGAGGTTGCGGATGCGCTGAAGTTGGTAGTAAAGGTCGCTGGCTTGCTCATCGTTGAGGTGCACGATGTAGGGGTCATTGGTGCGGTGATCGATCATGACGATGGCTTGGTTGATGCCGTCGCCTTCGTCCAGGAGCTGTGAGACCGCGATGTTCCGCGGGTGGATGATGTAACTCATTGTTTCCTCCGATGGTTGTGCTGGGCTGACGTGATTGACCATAGACCTACCCTGTGACCGCGTGCAAGGACACTGAGGGATGTGTGCCTAATGGACGGCGTGTCGCGTGTTAGTGGCTCAGATCGCCTCCTGTGCCCTCTGAGGGCTGTTGCTGTGCCTGACTAGGCGTGGGCTGTAGGTGTGCGACACACTCAAGAAACTTTATTTGGCAGAAGTGTTGACAGGTGTGGGACACCCAGACTAGGTTTATCCCAACAGCCCAGACACAAGGAGCACACAATGACCGCCAAAGCCACTGCCCAGCAAATCCGCACCGAGCTGAAGACCGCATTCCCAGCACAACGCTTCAGCATCACCACCCACCGTGGCAGCGAATTTGACGCAATCTATGTCACCTGGATTGCTGGCCCAACTCGCTCAATCGTTGAACCAATCGCCAGCGCTTACGCCAGCGACAACACCTTCGTATTCTTCGACCACATCGCATCAGCCTAATCAACGCAAATACAAGGAGAAAACAATGAACACCACCATGGGCGACAAAGCAATCATCACCTACCTGCGCCAAGCCTTCGAGAACTGCGAGCAGATCGCCGAGGACAACCCGACGAGCAACGACGTGGCACGTTTGATCACCGCGTTGCATGATCAGTTTGATCACTGGATGCGTGACGAGCAGGGGCACAAAGACCTAATCCATGTGCTCAATCTGTGGATGAATACGTGTGAACTTGTGATCGTTCAGGACGAGTCCTAGACACACAACAACGCCCCCTCACCATGTCGGTGAGGGGGCTTAGTGTTTGACCTTTGGAGGAACCATGCCAGTGACCTATGAGTATCGATGTGGGTGCGAACACACTACGATCTTGCGCGTACCAGTTGAGCAACGTGACGAACAGCGAACGTGCTACACGTGCAAGGAATCATTGACACGTATTTACTCGGCGCCTGGTGTGTCGTTCAAGGGTGAAGGATGGGGAGGCAAGCCATGAAGTTTACGATCAGGACGCAGTGCGGTGAGTGTGAACGCCCGCGCCGCTTTGAGCTGGTGATGGGAACAATGTCGTCGTGGTATCAGTGCCCTAAGTGTGGCGAGTCATTTGGTGTTGAGATGTCAAAGACACCACCTATTAGGCGTGCAGGTAGGATTGCCTAATGGCGAATCAACCCAAAACCCCGCACCGTAGTGTTCGCCTCAACGATGACATTTGGGATGCGTTGCGTGAGATCGGTGAACAGACAGGGCTCAGTGTCAGTGAAGTGATGCGCCTCGCCCTCACGGACTTCATCATGAAGTCGCGCTAGTTACTGCCCCTCGTTAATGATCTGGCGGTACACCTCGACGTAACCGGCGAGGTCGTGAATGGAATCCGCGTGGTCAGGGGATTGAATCAGGCGTGCAACCTTGAGCAGGGCCATCATCATCGCGGCCTGCTCAGGCTTAATCTCAGTACGCAGATAGGCGGACCACAAGTCAGCGATGCGCTGATGATTGATCAGCGGACTGCCGTAGGCCGAGCCACGCACAGCCATTAGCCCAGCGATGTCAGCCTCGGGGACCAAGACTTCTGCTGGCCGGCCAATGATCGGGCCACCATCACCCACGTAGTCACTCATTGTCATCGGCCAATGTGGGTGCGTGATACCTGGACCCGCAAGCGATGCACTCCATGTCTAGGAAGTATTGGGCGATCTCGTTGTCGGCGAATGCGCAGATCACCCTGAACAGTGGTGAGCCACACACACACTCATGTGTGATCATCGGTCGATAGTCCACGGCCTCAGATAAATCAGGCACACAATCAATGATGTTTTTCATTTAGTCCCTCGCAAGTTGTTGGCGTAAACGGCTGCGTAGAACGCGCACAACACGGCCAATGCTGGCTGACCAATGCTGAGCGCGTAGATCACCCATGGTACTTCCATGATCAGACACCAACCCCAACCAACGCGGGGGTTACGTTTCACAAAATACAGCCCAGCGATACTGCCCGCGGCCAACAGGAACGACACCCAGATCATGCGTCGTCCATCAGGTAGTCCAGCACGTCAGGGTTATCCCTGAGCATGGACAGTAGTGGTCCAGTCATCGCGGCGACCACGGTTTCCTCATGCTCGTCATCGAGCGTGGGGTCCGAGCTGCGGATGCAGGCGTGCAGGATTTCGTGCAGGAGTGTGGCCCGCGCATAATCCTCATGCCTACCAGGATCGACAGCAATGCTCATTGACTCCATGTCGCAGGCACCGCAGGCATCCCCGTTGGGGTGATGCTTCAGGACCTCGTGCCGTGACCACTTGATTGACCACGTGTAGGGACTGATCTTGACTAGGCGTGGTCGAGTCATCGCACACCACGCATGGTCACACCATGTTTGCGGGTGCTGGCCCGCGACTGTGCACCACACGCATCGCAGGTGAATGAGGCGAACGCTGTGGACGCGGAACGTGTCACACCATTAGCGGTCAGGGCTGTGCCCCCACAGCGGAAGCAGGAGCGTGCCTGGTGGGTGAATAGGCCCATGTGTGGGTGAGACTTAATCCAGCCACCCATGCGGTCATACAAGGCCTCAGTCAGGATGACGTCCTGTTTGTTGTATCGGCGCATTCGTGCCCACGCTTTGTCATCCCCTGCTAGGCACGCAGTCCACAGGGCTTGACCTTCATGGGCCAACTTGCTACCCAAGCCGAGGGCCTGTGCCACGTAGTCGAGCTTGTTGCTAGGGAACTTGAACTGCCCACGCGCCACCTTGAGCAGATCAACGTTCTCAAACTTTGATGGTGGACTCATCCCAGCCAGGACGAACTCACGTTGCAGGTGCTTGACGTCAAAGCTTGGCCCGTTGTAGGTCACGAGGATGTCGCACTCATCGAGCATGGTCCACGCGGCCTTGACCATTTCCTCGTGAGTGTTGTGGTGCTCACTGTAGAAGTGGACTTTCTTTTCGTCGTACCATTTGCCGGCGAAGCATAGGACTCTGCCTGGGTCAACGATCTGGTTGATGCTGTGGTTTTGATTCCATAATCCCCACGAGTGCACCAGCATTGGTGCGGTCTCAATGTCAAGGGTCAGGATGCGGGCACTCTTACTGGCCTTGTTCAACTCATCGGCAAGACTCATCGTGGGCACCGGCACGATCCACGGCGATGCCGGCGAACCGACTCACCACTAATGGACAGGTTCAGGTGATCACGCACAGCCAGCGCGATCTTGTCCCCACTTAAGGTCCCCTCAATCGCGGACTCAAGTGCCATCAGGTCAGGGCCAGTGGCCAGGCTTAAGGCCCAGCGCACTCCGCAGATTTGCCACGGTGGTTTGTTTGTATCGTCTCGCAGATCATCACGTAAAGACATACAGTCCCACTCTCATCGAGCACTAGGTCCTACTTGTAAATGAGCTTGTTTGCTTTGGTGCCGGCCAATGCCTTGTATGTCTTTGGTCCGACAACACCATCAGCGGGCCACAACAATGGTCGCACACGTTGGAAAGACTTCACCTTGTTTTTGTCGGCAACACTCATCACACCAGTGGCCTTGTTGCCCACGCCGCGTTGCACAACTTTGATGTGCTCGCCCGTGTCACGAACCTGGAACGCGGACTTGCCTGGGTAGGCCGGCAATGGCTTACGCACAGGCCTCACAGGGGCGGTGGCCAGCCACTTAGCCTTGGACTGCTCGGCAGCCACGGTCTGCAAAATGCTCACGTGCAGGTGTGTTGTGTGAGGGCTGGCACCACTGTACGGTTCAGCCTTCCACCCATTGTTGCGCCTGTAAATCTTGCGATTGAAGATGACATAGTTACCAGCAGGGTGCTTAGCCACCGCGGCAATGATCACCTTCGGGTCAACACCTGGGTAAGTAATGTCAAAGGCGTTCACACTGTTGCGAGCGTTGGGGTTATGGTCACTGGTTCGGGCCGAGTGCGAGGTGTCACCCACGGTGCCGTCACTGCCCTTGGGCCTGCGTGGCCAGCGAGCATTAACCTCGTTGCGTAGTTGCACCAGTGATGGTGCAAGGTGCCAGGCCATTACTCGCCCTCAATGGGTGCGTCGTCTTGAACGCTGTCCAACTCGGGGACATCAACAGGGGCACCGATGCCGTAGGAAGTATTGCCAGGGTCGATGGCTGCGACAATGGTGCGCAGTGTGGCTAGGACCGCTGCTGTGGCGGCAGCTGTGATCCACGTGGTGTCCCCACCCACGAGAGCGGTCACAGGCACAAGGCCAATGAACGTGACAATGAACGTAGTTAATGCTGAACGAACCCATGCAGGCATGAGTGATCCCTTCATCGATGTGATTGATTGGTCGTGCAAAATGAGGCAGGCCAGGACACGGTGAAGTGTCAAAGGGGGACCAGCCTTGACTGGCCTGCCGGTCAATGAGGCTGGTCAAGCCTTTTCTGTATCTCTATCTGTCGAACCTCAATGCGGTCCATGCGGGAAACGATCTCGTCAAGCAACTCATCGCGGCGAATACTCGCGGCGACCTGTGCCTTCAGTCGCGCGTACAGTTTGCCCACACCAGTGCCAATGCTGATCAGTCCAACAACAAGGGCGACAACGAACATGGCGCCACCAGCAACGTTGTCACTGGTCAGCACAACGCCAGCGACCAATGGTGAACCCGCGGCCAATGCCCCCACCACACTCATCATGATTGTCGCTTCCCCTCTATTATTCATGGTTTATGAAGCGATCCAATTAGCAGACAACGACGAGTGTGACTCACTGACGCCAGCCAGGTTCAATGCGCCACCACTGTTTTGCCAAACAAAAACATTGATGTAATCGTTAGCCGCAAAGGTTTCAATAAAACTGATGTTTGCACCGCTGTGAGTTGCAGCAACAGGGGCAATAGCAAAAGGCTCAATGATGTCAGTGCCCGAGCCCTCAGTGGTTGTGCCGTTTAATTCTATTTTGTGGTTACGCAAACCAGTCGCGTTGTTTGCCCAAAAACAATTCAACGTGATCAGGTATGTGCCGGCTGTAGTAAAAGTGATCCGCGAGTTCGCGGTCGCGTTGTCGTGCATTGTGTCAGTGTCGAAGGCTTCAGCGTCCCACGTCAGGCAGGCCCAGCCAGACGTTCCAATAGATTGGTTAGCAGTCTTGTAAACCTTCACGCGCGGTGGACTGATCAGAAAGTTGACAGCGTCACGCACATCATCATTCCAAAGCGAAGCAGTGATCTTGTCCCCTACTGCAACGGTTCCCTGCGATGGTACTGCCATGAGTGGTGCTCCTAGTTAGAGTGCGAACTTGCCGGCCAGGTAAACCTCAACCGCTGCACCAGCTGTGTGTGCACGAGCAATGCTCGGTGCCACACCACGGGTCACGGTCAAAGTTTGTGGGGACGTTGCGGATGCTGGTGCCGAGGCAACAGTGATGCGCTCACCATTAAGGTCAAGGTCTAATGGGTAAGACCCAGATGTCACAGTCAATGGCAACCCTGTGGAAGTCACAGAGATCGATGTGGCAGTACTTGTGATAGTTGAAGTCAATGTGAGCACACCATCACCAGCGGCAAAACGTCCATACGTGGCATCATCAAACTTGGCCTCAGATGGCACATCAGCGGCATCAAGGTCAAAGGTGAATGTGTAGCCCTGTGCGTTCAAGGACTCGGACCAGCCCTGCACATAGGTGTCAAGGTAGGTGCGCCCAAACTGTGTGCTGATCAGATTGGTTAGGCGAACCCTGTCACCAATCTTCAACGTCAACGTGTCCGCGTATTTATCTGTGTTGCAGTTAGCCAGGTCGAGTGTTGCCTGGCCAGCGGACAGTCGCTTGTTGTTGGCCACGGCCACAATGTTTGACGCAATGGCCAGCAACTCAACTGCGGACAGGTTAGGTGCGTCAGCACTGGCGTAGGTGCCAATGGATGCCGCTTGCTCCGCGTCAACGTAGGTAGCTGACTGCGAATAGGAACTAACCGTCGCGCCAGCAGTTTCATCAGTGATTGAGCGCGTTAACGTGACAGACCCATTCAGGTCAGCCTCAACATCCAATGACAACTTAACCGTTGATGACTTTAATTCTGAACCGATGCGGGCATACAGCCCAGAGCCATTGTCATACAGCACGCCACCATCACCAGAACTCAGCAAGGCCAAAGCGTCAAGGGCCTTCTTATCGGTTGTGTCAATGGCGTCAACAAGTTGTGGACTACCTGAACCCTCGTGTGTGATCGATACACCAGACCAGCGGGCCACGGCGTCGAGAGCTGTTGCGATTGTTTCGCCATAGTAAGCGTCAACGCCAAGGGCGTGGAACAGCATCGCGGTGTAGGCCAACTCTTTGTCATAGATTGCAACGTGGCTTATCTCGCCATTGTAATAAGCCCAGCCAGGCAAGTAAGCCGCACCAACAACCAAGGTGCGACCTTTAGGAATTGTGGTAAACGTGGTGCCGGAATCAACCTGTGCACCATCAATGTAAAGATTAGAACCACTAGGCGTGGAGCTCATGCTGATTAAATGTTGCGCACCGAATAGGTCAACGGCGTAAGACAGGCGAATAGTTGCACCATCAACAACAACCAATTCACCAGTGCCATAGTTGTAATAGATTGAAAGGTCACCAAGTTTAAGCAAACCCAGATCATTAGAACCTGGCGTGGTATCAACAACCATTTTGGCTAACAATTCAATGCTGAACGTGGACAGATCAGAGGCGTTAGCGTTTGTGGCGTAAAGGTATGGCGCACTGTTTGTGTCCATAGTCCAGGTGGGGCAGGCCAGTCCATCGTAGGGTGCACCAACGCCACTGCTCAAAGCCAGCGAGCCACCGACGGGGGCTTTCTGATAGCGCAAGGATGGCCCACCGACAGCTGAATAGAACGGCACATAGTACGAGTCACTAGGGTGATCAAGCGTGTAGTAAACAATGGGCGAGTCGTAGCGCATCTCGGTCTCAGGCAGACCCCACACCTGGCGCGTGGACAAGTGACCAAGCGCATCAGTGGCATTGACGTTGACAACGGACGCTGACGCACCATCAATCTCAGGGACCCACTGCGTGATGTAACCAGTAAACCGCGTGTACGTTGTCGCAGCCTCGGTGACCTTCCACCGCACACGCTTACCCTCAACGACGTTCGGGTAGTACGTGCTCAAAGGGTTATCTGGTGTGAACGTGCCAGTCGGGTTATCGAGGGTAAACGACAACGACCCAGCACTGATCGTGTCAAGTTGTGTGGAGCGGCCCACCTTGCGGGTGATCGCACCAGCACCAACATTGACCAGGCTTGTGACATCGGTCCACACACCGTCAGTGAATTCAATCTCGATGGTCGTGGAGTCAGGCAGTCCCGTTGCCATTACGCCACGTTCCAGGCCGCGGGCACAGCCCCACGCTGAGCACCCTCACGCATGATCTTCCTGATCTCGCGTGCAATGTCATCCTTCGAGCTGATGGATTGACCAGTGTTTACAATGATTGTGGTGCCACCACCGAAGCCACGGGCACCAGCACCGCTCAGTGGCACGACAGCTTCGGGGCCAGCCTCACCAATGAGGGCCAGTGTTGGGCGCGTGACGATGCCACCCATAGCCAATGCTGGGATGTTTGGAATCAATGGGATGTTAGGCAGTGGCCCGTTGTTGTCGTTAAAGAACTGAATGGGCTTGTTGAACAAACCAATCAAAGTATTGAGACCATCACGCAGGAACCCAATAACCGATGTCAGGCCAGTCTTCAAGCCATCCCACAGGTTCGAGCCAATGCCAGTGATCTTTGTTTTCAGGTCAGTGATGAAACCCCACACGGTGCCCAGGGCGTTACTGATCGTGGTCTTAATCCCGTTGAATGTGCCCACAACTTTGGTCTTGAAGAAGTTGAACCCAGCGGACCACACAGTCTTGATGACCCTGATCGCACCACTAATGATTGCCTTGTAAATACCGAGGTAGAAAGTGAACACTGTTTTCAGGGCATTGAATACAAACAGCACAGCGGTCTTGATCGCGTTGAACGCGGTCACCACAACAGCCTTGATAATGCGGAAAGCAACAGTGAACACAGTCTTGTAAATGTTGAAGTAAACAGTGAACACAGTTTTTAGCACACTGAACGCGGTCGTGATAAATGGCTTAAGGAAGTTAACCACGTTCATCACAACAGTCTTAATGGCGCGGAACGCACCATCGACAACACTGCGAAACTTCTCACTGCGCTTGTAGGCAATGACAAAAGCAGCGACCAAACCAATGACCGCCAAAATAATCAACCCAAGAGGGTTAGCACTCATCACAACATTTAACGCCGCCTGGACCGCAGCCCAAGCCTTAGTCACAGCTGCGACAATGCGCACATAGATTGCATAAATCTTCAACGCAGCAACAATGGCCAGCACACCACCAGCGATAGGAATCAACCAGCCCTGGTACTTCACCAGCCACCCACCAAAAGTGGCGACCGCTGGAACAACCTTGTCACCAATGAACTTACCCAAGTCCTCAAAAGCCTTACCCAAAGGAATGAGCTTGTCTTTGTTCTTCTCGATGAGGGCGATAACCCTGCCAATGGCGGGCACGATGCGCTCGGTGAACCACGTCACCATTTTCTGAATGATGGGTAACAGGTTCTTGCCAATGGCAATCTGCAATCCTTTAACCGCTGCGGCCATTTTGCGCTTGTTGATCGTGGACTGTTTCACAGCCTCCAGGTCCTTACCCGAAAGCGTGGTGCCAAGTTTGTCTGACTCCGCGGCCATAGCCTTCAACCCAGCCGAACCCTTGTTCAGCATAGGAATCATTGTTGCGCCACCCTTGCCAAACAACTTCAAGGCCAAAGCAGTCTTCTCAGGACCGTTTGCCATTTTCTGAAACTTGTCCGCAATGCCTGGCAGGATTTTGTCCATCGGCTTTAGTTTGCCGTTAGCGTCACGATAAGAAACGCCCATGCCCTTAACGGCCTTGTCGTTAGCGACAAGTTTCTTAGACAAAATACCAATGTTTTTTGCAGAGGTTTCCGAATCAATACCTGACATGGCGAAAGCGTGACCGAGGCGAGAGGCTTCCTCAGCTGTGCCACCCATGTACCGTTGCAGTTTCAGTGTTTCTTTACCAGTGGTCTCAAACGCCTTGACTGAATCACCAGCGAACTTTGTTACGGCGCCGACCGACAAAGCGGCACCGAGCGCAGCGCCCATCGCGCCAGCCTTCTTACCCAGTCCACCCATTGAGCCACCGATTTTGCCCAGCGTCCCAGAAGCCTTATCGACCGCCAAGATTTTCAGCATCAGGTTGGAGGTTGCCACTGATCATCCTTCCTGACTTTTGCGCCACGAATCGGCGAACGACTTGTATGCCTCGAACTGGCCAACGGTTAAACGGTCCACATCCCAAGGATGCAAACCAAACAGGTGCCCGAACAATGGTTCGTATTGAGCCCTCAGTCGGTCGTATCCGATGAGGGCACCGTGGGGTTTGCTTCGTCCACTTCGTCCTCATCGATCTCAACCGAACCAATCTCAAAGTCAACCTCACTGAAACGCAGCTCAGGGTTCGTGCGCTTTTGCACAATCCACACCAAAGCCGCCAAGGCCTCCATTGAGCCGGCTTGCAGGCGTTCACTCCATTCCTGGAATGTGCACCCGCAAACCTTCTCAATGGAGCGAGCCTCAGAGAGCATCAACTTTTCAGAATCGAACTCATACTTCACACCAGCGATGGTGATGTTCATTTGGTCCCAGCCTTCTAGTTACAGTGCAGCGTCAGTGTTGACGGTGCGGATTTGGAACGGCGCATTCGTGCCGTCATACAGGGCAGTAAAAGTGACCTTTTGTGCAAGCACATCTGGGCCTTCAGCGTTGACTTCAGCCTTCGTGATCTTCGCCGCGGGGATGATGACCTCAAGGGTAGGATTGTTGCTACCAGTTAGTGACGTGGCAGTTGCCCACGTGAGCTTGAGGGCAGTGGTTGTGTTGGCAACGTAAAGGTCATACAGCGTGGCCTGGCTAATGAAGTCAACTTCAAGCTCGACTTCATAGGTGCGCAAACCGTTGACCAGTTGCTCGGCCTTAATGCCCGAGGCGTTGGCGTAGTAGCGGTCAGTGGCCAATGGGTTCTCACCCTTGATCGTGGCTGACGTCACACCAGTAAGCGCGGTTGAACCACTGATGCTGACAACACTGCCGGTCGTAGATGCGGTGCCACCAATGGCGACAGTCAGTTGTGCACCAGTGAACTGCTCCTGCGTCGTGGAATACGACGCAGTGGCAAGGGCAGTGGCAGTGGTTTGTGTCCAGCCATCAATATCAAACTTGACGGTAACTGGATCGATGACGTTGCCACCGAACTCAAAGCCACTAATCTTCACACCATTCCACGTGAACGGCTTCACGGTGCCATCAGTTTGTGGCCGGCCAACCTGCAGGGTCAACGATGAGCCAGCAGACTTCTGATCGCCTGGCTGGAACACTGACTGGTACACACCAGTGGTCAACGTGCTCGGAGTGGTCGTTGAACCAAGAGCTGCACGCCACAACGTGCCCAAAGACTTGTCAGTCAACTCAACCTCAAAGTCACCAGACACAGACTTCGTGGTCAGCACGTGGCGCGACAGCAAAGCCACACCATTAGTGGACCCATGCAGGCCTTCACCTTGTGCGCGGTTAACCTCAAACTGTACGCCCTCACTGATGTGGGGCTGGAACTTGCTAACGGTGACAGCGGTACCGGCAGTGGTTTCAACTGCCCAGCCAAGCTGCGACACCAAACCTGATGCGAAACCCATGATTTATTCCTCTTCTTTCTTGATGTCGGTTAGTACCTCAAACGTGTCTTCAGGCCACGCGCGTTCAGCGAACAACTTGTCATCCACCTCAAACGCTTCATCAACCTCGATGAGGCGCTGAATCAGTGGGATGAACCGTGGCTCATTAGCGATTAAACGCACGCGTGCCATGCACACTCCTTGATACTGTTTGGCCACTGGGCAGCGGCACACTCAATTGCGGTCCTTACACACGGAACGTGGCATCGACGTCAAACGTCATCATCACCTGAATACCCAGGTCTGTTGCCGTTTGCGTCATGCGCACATTCGTCATAATGATTTGGTCAATGTTGCTCAAGCCATCCCACGTGGCCTTGGTCATAAGTACCGCTGAGACGGCGTCAAAGGCGATCTCAGCCTGTCCACGCGTAGTGCTGAATACCTGACTGCCAGACCACGCTACGACCGCACAGGGCACGCTGACGGTCTCTGAACGGTGCCCTGCGCCAATGGGCAACGAAGCCCACTGTGCGTCAACCGTTGTCTCAGGAACCTCGTCCTCATCGGCGAAGCCATAACCCCCCACAATGACGTACACAGGCGGGTCATACTGCGTGCTCGCTGGCCCGTCATACACAGGGATGCTCAGCCCACCAGGGGGGCACAATCCAGTGCCGGCCTGCAGGCTAGTAACAACGTAATCAATCAGGTCAAAGGCTCGTGTGCCAGCCATGTTAATTCACCTGCTGGTAGCGGTTCAACATTTCACGCACACGGTTAGGCATTGAGAAGCCCGAACCAGGTACGTAGTCATCGGTGCCTGATCGGCGAATAGACCCACGCTGTGTTGTCCACAGGTGGCGCACCAGCTCAAGGACAGCGTGCGCAAGATCGGCGGGGATGATTGATCGACCAGCAACATAGGTCACACTAATGTTGTTAAAGTTAGCGAAGTCCACGTCACCACCCCACGTGTAAACCGTGTACCCACTGGTGCGCGTCAGCACACCTGACTCATTGTCCACAGAATAAGACGTGGAGGGCAAGGCGCTCCCATTCTCAAGGCACGACGTGATTGAGATGATCGGTGCCTGCTTCAACAACACAGTGGTGCGACCACCATTGTGCGTTTCCGCGGTAACAGTCCTGCGAGACAATGGCCCGACCACGCCCTCAATCAACCCAGTGGCGGCCAAGATGTAGGCACGCAGCTCGTCGTCGTCAACAACGCTGGACTCCACAATGTTCAGGTGCGACTTCACCTGGGACAAAGGCAGGGGCGGTGAGATCGTCAAGTCATCAACGTTGAACGATTCCTCAAGGGTGCCGGCGTTCGTGCCAGTGGCCACCCAATACACACCGTAGTGACCAACACTGGACGGCGTGTAATCAAAGTGGTACAGGCCCGCGCCACTGTTAGTAATGGACGGCG